TTTATTCATCTTTTCCTCCTTTTGTTAGTCATTATTTTATAAACATTGGATGATTTGGTTTTAATTTATAGTTTTTTCCACCCATAATCATTACTCTTTCTTTTCTGTATGGTATCCATGCATTTATTAAAGGTGCATCATCTAATCCATCCATACTATCTATATATACAGTAAGTAGACCTGCGTTTGTTTGCATAGTTACATAACAACAACCTTTAGTTCTTGCATCTAACTTTATTCCTTTTGCATATCTATTTATAAATTTATGTTTTTTTCTATATGCTTTGTCTTCTTTACCTTCTATTTTATTCATATCTTTTTTATTCATATCTTTTCCTCCTTGTTAACTTAAAATAAAATATCCTAATGCAGCAAAAATAAATAATAAAACTTTTGCAGGGATAATTGTTAGTAATGCAATAAACATCATACTAAATATCAGGTCTTTCATCGGCACCTCTCTGTTGATCTTGTATTAGTTTATTAGCAATGGTTTCGTTAATTGGATATATAGGCATGTCTTCAAAGTTCATTGAACACTGCTGCAACATCTTCATAACTTCTTGGTAAGCATCGTCTTGATACTCTAACGGTTCACCATTTGTGTCAGTTTTCGGTAGCCGTGATAAAATATTATCTACTTTTTCACTCCAATCCTTGAACACTTGTGAATCGCATTTTGTTATAGTTGCCATAAGGCCTCCTCTTTGTTATTATTTAGTATTATCTTTATATAAACATTTTAATGGGATATGCAAGTAAATAATAAGCTAGGATAATATAGGATAAAACATGAAATTTTTATTAATTTTACATTTATGCAGTGTGGTTACACAAACGTGTCCAGATATGATGTATCCCCAAAAAGTTTATGATACTTGGTCTGAATGTGCAAATACAGGTTATGAAATGGCGCAAATAACATTTAGTAAATTAGATAAAAACATTGTAAATAAACAAAAATTAGCTATAAAATTTGAATGCAAAGAAATCAACTCTACATAAAGCATATAGTTGCAATTACATCACAAATTGATATATAATACCACATGAAGCACTATCGAATCCAAGCAAAATACAAAAATATGTATGTCGATGAGATAATAAGTGCTGAGGATGATAAGACCGCTCTTGAATGTTTTGTAAAGAAGGTTGATTCAGGAGAAATAAAAGAGAATGAAGGTGCTGGGTTTGAAAATCCAAATATTTTGTTCTTAACCTTCGAAGAGGTGAACCGAGATGGCCCTACAAAAGTTGATATCGGAGAAACTTCAGTTGGAGTCCAAGTGGGCAACGCAAGCGTTGGAACAGGGTAGAGTTACTCCAGATATGAAGTGGATTGATATAGAGATTAAAGATCTAAGAAAAAAGATCAATGATCAAAGTGTTGAAGACGCAAAAATAGGTCTTTTAGACATAGCTAGTTAACTAGCTTAAAAAAAAACAATTTTTTCCTTAAGGATACTGCGCTCTAAATTATTCTTTAGCCTCGCCCCAGGATTTACCCAAAGCTATATCTACTTTTGACTGAACTTTTAATGTATCAATTGCATTTTCCATTATATTTTTAACAGATGGTATGTCAGATTCTTCATTTATTGAAAAACATAATTCATCATGTATTTGCAATAATGGTTTAAAACCTGCCTTATAACAATTTATCATTGCTTGTTTAGTTTGGTCTGCAGCAGATCCTTGAATTAATCTATTTAAAGCTTTGTAAGTAAAAGCCCTCCTGATGTTATTTCCATAAATGGCCTTAGCCTCTTCGTACTGCATAGCTTTGTTCATTCCGAAGGTAGCAGGCTCCCACATGTCGAAACGGCATTTACGGCCTCCTATAGTCCTTATAAAGCCATATTTTGAAGCACTGTTAGTTACTTCTGTTGTCAACCTCTTGACAAAAGGAACTCTTTCTCCGTACTGCCTTAACAAAGACTCTGCCTTATCTTTATTTATTCCTAATTCCTTACCTAATTTAGCTTTACCCATTCCATAAAATAATCCTAAATTAATTGTCTTAGCTTGAGTTCTAGTGATTCCTGCCATGTCAGCTACAATTTGATGAAAGTCAGCAGACTCATTCTTATAAGCTTCAATAAACTCCGCTGCACCTTCAAAATGGTCATTGACAGATGCAGCGTAGTGAGCAACAAGCCTAGGCTCCTGTTGTGAGTAGTCGAAACTACCCCATTGTTTACCTTCTTCTGGTAAGAACAAACTTCTAATTTTATCTCCAAATTCTTTATTACGTGCTGGAATTTGTTGTAAGTTTGGATTGGAATAAGATAACCTGCCAGATACAGTTCCACCCTGGTCAGATCTTAGTTGATTTATTTCTGAATGTATTCTACCTTTGTGTACATAACGTTGAATGGAATCTATGAATGTTGAATGAAATTTATTTATTTCTCTTGCTTCTCTTATTAGTTGCGCTATTGGGTTATCACAATTTACTAACCAGTTTTGTGTAAAGCTTGGTTCATCTGTTTTCGCTGTCCGTGGATACTCAACACCTATTCGATCAAACACTTGAGCAACACTTCTTGCTGCCCAAATATCTACATCAAGTGTGGTCTGAGATTTTATACTTGATAAAACCTCAGACTCTTTTTGTTTGAATTCTTTTTTTAGCAGAAAAGCTTTCTCTTCGTCAACTCTTATTCCTCTACGCCTCGTATCTATTAAAATAGGCAATAATTCCATCTCCATTTCCCATACATCGTGTAGAGACTGCTTAGATAGCTCTGTTTTTAGCACTTGCCATAAACGTAAGGTTAGTCCTGCATCTTGCTCAGCATAGAAGCCTACGTAGCCCGCAGGCAGCTTCCACATGTCAGCTTTTGGGTCAATTCCCCATTCTTTGGCTTTTTCATTCAAAAACGTTTCGTTTTTAATTTCACCTAAATAATCTTTGGCACACGCATTTAAACTAAAACTAAATCTGTTTTCATTAATAAGTGCAGCAGCAATCATGGTATCAACTATCTTACCTTTAATTTCAAATCCATTCACCAGTAACCAACCAACATCGTAACTTGCATTATGAAATATTTTAGTTGCAGGTAACTTTAAAATATCCTGCATCCATGCGCAGGTAATAGATAGATCCATATTCCCACCAGCATCATGAGCAATTGGAAAATACCACTGTTGGCCAAGTGCAGCCACTGCAAAACCTACAATGTGTCCATCAAATGTAGCCCAGCCTGGTCCTTTAGTTTTTATATTTGGATCTTTAGTCTCTAAGTCAATTGCAATTTCTGTTGCTTTAGATAAATCTGGATACTCTGCAGGACAAATCCAATCGCTATCGTTGTATATAAAGTTTAATTGATGAGTCATTGTTTTCTTCTACTTAATGAAGTGTCGTCAATTGATACAATTTTTTTAAATGGAATACCTAATTCAAAAAGTGCACAATCTGCACAATAGTAATTATATTCATGAACAATTACAGCAGTAGTTGTGTCACAACGTTCACACATAACCAATTTACTTTTTCTTTTTGCCATCTTTTATTTTTAAAATTTCTAAATCACAATAATGTTTTATTTTTTGCAAATCTTCAATTCCGTTTTTATGTAAATATCTACAAACATATTTTACAACACATCCTTGAAAAAAAGATAAACCATTTTTTGAAATAAATTCATATGGTTGAATCGTAAAAAATTTATAGTGAGATCCTCCAACTTGTTTATCTTGTGGAAACGCTTCTTCAAACATATCTTTATCCGACATTTAAACTCCACATAGGCCCTCGCACTCCTGATTGAAAAGATCGGGTCCATCATCATTCTTAAATTTAACTTGATCTAAAGGAACACACTGTCTATGAACAAAGTTTTTTACTTTAGGGTTATGCATTCTCATCTTTTTATCAAATTCTACAGCACTTGCAAATTCTTCTGGTCTATTGTTTCTCATGTCGATCCAAAAATTATCATCATGAAAAGGACAACCAATACATGCTGATTTGACTGGTATTTTAAAACCTTTACCTTCATACCATTTTAAACAATCTGTTCTAGACATTTTTTTATCTATTAGTGGCCAGACATTTTTCTGCCACCAAAATCTAGATGGTTTCATTCTCATTACTTCGTCAGTTGATATACCAACCCACACTTCTATATGTTCTGTTTTAGGAAATCTCTGTCTTGGTTTTAAACCACAAAGCTCTCTAATCTTTTTTGCAATTGGAGTTATTTTGTACTCTCGGGTACATTGTCTACGACCCATACCTTTTTTACCTTTGTCATTCAAAGTGTAGAAAGGTGCACTTGCAAATTGATTACCACCTGGTGCTAATGCTTTTAAAATATCATCTTGAATATTACCTTTTTTTACAATGTGTATTGGATAACTTATTACACTTTTTAAATACTCTAAATGTTTTATTACAGGTTCAGGCTCCCAACCCGTATCTGCAAATACGGCTGCATCAGGTTTTACACCAAACTCTCCTGCATCAGCCATTAGTGCCATTGTAGAACTTTGTACCCCTGCTCCTAAGGATAATATTCTTAGCTTAGGTTCTTTATCCGACATAATTAGCCTCATATTGTTTATAGTATTTTCCTAATGGAAAATTATATTGATGATAAGTACCTAACAGATGTAATGTACTTTTAGATCTAGTAGCACCTGTATACCACACTCTAAGTTCTTTTACTTTTTCTGCTAAATTTTTTTTCTCATAATGAGATGGAAAATTACATTTGCTCGCCAGGACAACATTGTCTGCTTCACCACCTTTAACTTGGTGTATGGTATCTATAATTATTTTAGGAGGTTGTGATAAATCTACACCTTCATTCATAAGTTTTTTAAAATATTGTTTATCTTTATCTTTAAATTTTCTTTTAAACACCTGATTCCATTGACCTTTTTCATCACGCATACCACACCTTAAATGTAATTCGTCAAATGTAAACACTTGATTTGGATGTGCAAAACTCCATTTCTTGCTTTCCGTTGACCGGTATCCGTGGTCTATGTTTAATAAATACTCATACATAGTTACAGCTTCTTCTCTAGTTATGCTGCCACCATTACAAATCTTTTCCCAATAATTAATTGCAGAAAATTGATTAGGATCAAATGATTTATTATTCTTCTGGTCTTGATAATACAATCCAAGGTTCCTTGCCTCCTGTTGGAGTTCTCTTTTTACATCATTAATTCTAGCTAAGACCATCCAACTTCCATCCATATCCCAAGGTACTTTTTTAAGACCACCCCACCTGTACACATAGCCTTCTTTACCATTAGAATGAAATTCTTTTTGAACTCTTTTGTTACCCATACTATTTAGTAAACATTTGGAGAAGAAATGTATGTTTTTGTTTAATCTAACTGACTTTTTTAACACCAAAGTTTTGCCTGGAAAGTTTTGAAATAGGTCAACATCTGCACCATTCCATTCATAGATTGCTTGATCATCGTCACCTGCAATATAAACTCTCTCTACTGCCTCCGACATTTTGACTACCATATCCCATTGTAAAGGTGTTAAATCCTGAGCTTCATCTACCATTAAAACTTTAAAAGGTACAATAAGGCCATCATCTATAAATTTCTGTACCATGTCAGTAAAATCTAAACGATCCGGTGTCCGTTGTCCTGTGTCCATTTCCATTGTTTTAAACTCCTCATACCCTGCAATAATTGATTTAAACTGTTGTAGTCTTACTGATTTTCTAGGTTGTTGTTTGTAAAGCCACACAGGATCTACCTTCATGTTTCTTGCTCTATCGTATATTTGAAGCGACCAATTATTATATACTTTTTGATCATCCCACGTGTCTTTGTAACCTACCTTGACAGTTCCATATTGAGTATGAAACATCAGCAGGTCTGCTTTAGGATCTAATACGGGAATTTCAGCAAACTGTTGTCTGGCCAGAGAATGTAATGTTCTAAAATATGAGAAAGCATCTTCATCATAACCTTTAAACTTTTGTCGAACTCTTGCAACACATTCATTAACGGCTTTGTTAGTAAAAGATACATAACAAATTTCATCTGGAGAGTAACCTTTTTCAAGGTATCTTTTAACCCTTTTGAGTAAATTTTCTGTTTTGCCTGTACCAGGAGGACCAAATATTTTAATTGTCTTCCCACGCAGCTTTTGCTTTAGTAAA